CAGCATGGTGCGCTGTCCGATGCTCAAGTCATCCAACATTTTCATCGCAGCACCGTAGACACCCCAGATGCCGGTGGCGTGTAATAACTCTCGACCAACTGCACCGCGATTGAAGCATATTGCATAGTTGAATCGGTGTAGCCGATATTTTTGATCACGTTAGCGGCGTCATCGCCCTGAATGTAGCGCGAAGACCAACCAAGCTGATCCGACTGCGTGAGCACGACCTCGTTGCCGCCGGGATCAAGATAGCCGGTAACGATCAGACCGCGCGAGCCGTCGAAGTCGAGCGGATAGGTATCGGTTTGCACCGGCACGTAGTTGCCAAAATCGTCGGTATAGGCAATGACAGACTTGTCGCCGCCATTGAATGTCATCCGATACAGCGCCGCCGCGATCCAAGGGTCGCGCGCACTAACGGGGCCGATATAGAGGCTATCAAGAAGGAAACTGCCGAGCACGGTGACGCGGCACGCATAGCCGGGCGCCAGAGGATAGATCGCGATGGGGTCGATGCGAACGGCGAACGTCCGGCCAGCCCATCCTGTTTGCGATCCATCCATCAGGGGATCACCGGATCAAAAAGACCCTCGACCTTGAGCACGGCGATCACGTTGTTGATGGTGTCAATCGTATAGGTGCTGAAGTCGATATTGCCGTTCTCGTCCGGCTGAGCGGCGACGTTGTCCTGTGCATATAACGTCATCCAACCAGGATCATATGTGCGACTTCCCACTAGGCCGTCGCTATCGGCGGTGAAAAATCCGGTGAGCCACAGGCCGTTTGTAAGGTCGATGCTTACGTCCAACTGATCGCTGACCAGCGGATTGAATGTTCCATCGGCATTCATCGTAGCCGTAGCTGTGAAATTGCCGCCGAATGTCATTGGGAACATCTCGGCGTTCAACGCCAGCCACGTGTTAAGCGGCTCGGCGCCGCTGATCCAGAGCGTGAAGATTGTGAAGCTGCCAACCAAGGTCACGCGCAATGCGTAAGGAAGAGGCGACAATGGAGCGATGACGGATGGATCAATGTTGAGCACGAACGTGAAGCCATTCCATCCGGCATCGATGCCGTCCATCTGCGGTGCGCCGGTCGCGTCAGTCACGACCTGCGCGAGCGTTTGCCATACTCGCGTGACGCCGGTGTCCGGCGGCGGAATTGGTGGCAACGAGGCGCCGGGCGGCAAAGCTCCTGCGAAGGCTCTCACCTGCCAATCCCTAATCCCGGCAGGCAATGGCGGCAGCGGTTGTTTCGGCGGGACGAGCGGGCCATCGATCTCCTGCCAGAAGGTCCACGGCTCGTTGTCGCCGACGACGTGCTCATGGCGAAAGTCCATGCAGACCTTGAACGGATCGGCGTGAAACGGATCGTCGACGCTCCAGGTGCCGTCGATCTGGCAGACAAGCGGCTGCGGGCTTTGCGCACGCGCCATGGACGCGGTGCGCGCGAGGGCTTCCTTTTCATCCTCCGTTATGTCCTGGTCCTGCGGATAGGTCGGGTTCTGCCAGGGCTCGTAGTAGGTTTTGGCCATCTAGCCTTTGGCTCTCTGCCAGTTTGGAATTGCTAACTCACCTGTAGCCGTGGTCAACGGACGCCAGCGCGTGCGCTGGTCCGGCCCCGGCGGCTGTGTTGAGAAGAAGGACTCAAGCTCGGCCTCGGTGTGATGACATGGCGGCGCAGGCGGATGATGCTCGGCTCCGCATACCGCGCATTTCATCGGTAAATCCATGCGTCCGGTCGAGGGGTTCGTCGGCGGCGGCGGGTCGGGAGGAAACGGCATTGGATGATCTCCTTAGTGCACGATGAAGGCGCCGTTGTTCGTGTTGTAGGTGTTGAACGGCGGCGTCCAAATTGTCATCGAGGCGCCGGTCGCGTCAACGAAGGCGCCGTCGCTCGCGATGAGGTCGTACTGCGTGTTATTGGATAACGTGGAGTTGTTAATCCAGAGCGTGGCAGTGCCGTAGACATCAATTCCATACGTTGCGTGATTGTTGATCGTAGCAGACTCGAACAGACACGAGGCCGCGCCAGCGAGGATCATGCCAGCCTGATTGATCTGCAATTGACTGCCGGGATTGGCAACGATCAAGCCTCCCTGGAGCGATTGAATTGCGGCATTGCCATTCGGCGGACCATGACCGGCAACGTAGAGCCGTCCGAACCACAAGAGCGCGCCGAGACTGTTCACTCCGGTGACATTGTTGCTGACGACATTCGTGTATGCGGTATCCGACGCAGCATTGAAGAGACCGCCCTGACAATTTATTCCGCAATTGCCGCAGTAAGCTATCGTGACCGAAAGCGCACTTACGCAGATGACGCTGGTCTGCATGATGTCGAGACCGTGCAGGCCGAACCCCCAGATCGCGATGCCGTCGAGGAAAAGTTCCGCGAGTGCATAAATGCCATCACCGGCAGGATAGGCCCCCGGACTCGTACCAATCGTTTGACTGCCAGTGATCAAGAGATAGCGCAGCGTAATACCCGCCTGCAAAATGGCGAACGCAGTGACGCCGCCAGTGAAGCTCAACTCGGTCGCATAAACGGAGCGGAGATAAATGACCTGATTGGTGCCGTCCGCCGAGGCGTGATAGCCGGTCACCGAAAGGTTGGCCGGTGTCGGCGAGGCGCCCAACAGCGCGCCTCCCTGCACCGTAACCCGGTTCATATTCGGGTGGTTGACCTCGACGGTCGTAGTGTAGGTCCATCGTCCGGGTGCGACCATGAAAACGACCGAACCCGTATTTGTGATGATGTATTGCGCAAGCCATTTGAACGCAGCAAACAAATCAACAAAGTCCGATCCCGCTCCATGTACCGTTTTGGTGATAGCTGTGGTGATGTATTTCTGGGCTATCAGGCTTTGGATTGCCTGCCATAATTGGGTAAGGTCGTTATGGTCCGGGGTTAATCCGGCATTTTGAATTACCGTGACAATCTCTATTTGATCCTCGTCAAAGGCAGTATTTGGAGGTATAGAGCCTTCCGTGCCCGTAACCGGATTACCATTAATATACCTCGGATATACCCCTAACGGAGGAGTCGGAGTTCCGAACGGCTGCGAATACCTCATAAGCTTTTTCCTCTTTAGCTTTTATGGCAGTGGCGGCGTGTTAGGGGGTGAACCAATCCCTATCAGATATTGGCGTAATCGCATGTAGAGCGCGGCCTGTTGCGCGTCTGTCAAAGCGCCGCCCAAACAAGTGACGGATATTTGATTGGTGCTCCAATAGCTGTATGCGCCGCCGAATAGGAACGGGCTGTTGACCAGAGCCATAGACGGAGTCGAACTAAACTGCTGCTGGACGCCGTTCTTATATCCGACCGTGTTGATCACTCCGCTGCGATTGACGAGATAAAATCCCCAAGACTGATCATCGCTGAAGGTTAGCGACCAGTGCGGCGTGCCCTCATTGACGCCCATGGACGTAACGCCCGAGCCGGAATCGTTAACGTTGATGTAATTGGACCATTGATTGGTCACATCGCCGAAAACGTAGTCATTCGGCTGGATGGCGCCGGGCGATTGCACCCATACCGCGGCAAAGGCGCTGTTGCGGGTAAACTTGCCATTTGCCGCCGAGGGATTGAAGTTGGAATTGATGTAGCCCTGCGTAGCTCCGGGGCTGTAGCCGTGATTGGGCGAGAAGGAGCAGTTGTAATTCGCGCCATAAGTTGTCGTGACGAGGTCGGTCAATGCCTGCGGCTCACTCTCGGCAGCGCGTATACCGAGATGATCGAGTTGGGGCCATACGCCGTCGATCTTCAGTCCCTTGATCAAGAAATCGATCTGCTGTCGCCGCGCCGTGCTGACCGTGCCGCCTCTAGCGACGACTGCGTTTATCCAGTTCGTCGTCGCCGGATCGGGCGGCGCGAGCGCCACGAGTAGCGTCGGTTGAGCGAACTTCGGTGAACCCAGATCGTATGTATTTGGTGCTTGCGGCCAATAGACCACGTCAGGCCGGTCGTCGATGACCTGATCGGTGTTGCGCTGCTGAACTTGCTGGCCATCGCGCAGCACGACATAGAAGCCGACTAGAGTGCCCGCCAAAGGATCGTCGATTGCCGAATAGTCGAAGAGCGGTAGCGTGTGCGCAGGCGCCCAACGATGGAAAAGACATTCCAAGTCAGTGGCGCGCTGGATGAAAAGATGCGGGTCGATGCCCGCCTGCCCGCTTCCCGCGCGGAACCATACCAGCTTGTTCGAAAGGATATGGACGGTCCATGCGAACCGCATCTCGGGCGAACCGATCTGGCATGGCCAATCGCTGAGCGTGCCATCGGCCTGCCGCGTGCGGTTGTCGCCGCAGGCGTCGACGCCGACCATGAAAGGGCGATATTCCGTGATCGTGATCGAGTAGCCGAGCCAATTCGCAACGCCGAGAAAAAACTCGCGTGATTGCGCGCCAAGCAGCGTCATTTTCAACACGAGCATCTTCTGACGCTCGGCAAGCGCGGTCGGCGGATGAAGCAGACAAGTCTCGGGTAAGCCCCACGCCCGCTCCCACCAGTCTATCATTTCGGTGGTTGTCGGCGGGTAGCTTTCACGCTCAAGCAAATCCGCGGCGCGGCCATCCGCCCAGCCCATAATGCCAGCGAGCCCGTAGATGACCTTCATCAATGTGGAATCTGGCCATCGCGGCCATGCGATCCCGGTCGGCAAAAGATTTGAAAGCGCTATTGCGTACTCGTCCTGCCCGCGCCTTATGTGCCGATCATTCGGAACCGGCGGCGGCAACGGCGAGAATGCAGGCGAAGGAAGCTGCGTCGGTAGCTGCGGCGAGGGCGGAAAATTTCCATTGCTCATGGCGTTGGATAGGTAATCGTACCGAGCACTGCCAGCGCGCCATTATGCGGCATCGGGTGATCGACCATGTCTAGCTCGAATTCATTTGTGACACGATTGATCGCTTCGGCAACCCATGATGCATAAATCGTTGTGCCGGGAACAAGCAGGCCGTTGACCTGATGCGCGGGCATCGCGCGTTCCAGCAGCATGGCGCTCACCGCCGTTGCGACTTGATTGCGCGCCGTCAGTGAGTCAGTGACGAGCGCGAGGTTGAAATCTATCGGCTCGGGCACCGGGGCTTGGACCTGAAAGTCGCGCACAGCCACCGGCCGCTTTCTATCGAGATACGCGTAGACGGCATTGATATCGTCGATCAGCGGGAAGCCGCCGGTATCAGCGCGCAGGAAATCGGTCATGAAGCGCAGCGTGACGACGCCCATTCCGAGTTCACGCGGCGCGCACCATGCGCGTGTGACCGATGGAATTGCCATGGCCCATTGTTCATAATCGTAAGCGCATCCTCCCATTGGCGGTTGGCGAATACGCGCGAGGACACGCGCACGGAGCGCATCGTCGGTTTCAACATCAGTGCCGCCGCGGAGATCGATGACAGTTACCGCCCCATCAACACCCGAGACTGGCGTCGCCTGCGCGAGGACCGTGCCGACCGGCTGATTTTGATTAGCGCCCGGATTGATCGATTGGATTGCGACCTCTAACGGCTGCGCGCCCGTCGCTGGCAACGTCGCGAATTCCAGTGTCTCGTAGGTCTGTCCGGTCGCCGCGTAAAGAATGCTGCCCTCTGGGATCAGCACGCCCGGCACGCCAGTAAATCCAACCGTGCCATTGGATGGCGTTGCGTTCTTGCGACCGAGCGAGCCATCGGCGTTCACGAGCCACATCGTTGCATGCCGGTCGAGCCATATAGTTTCTGCCAAGTCCGGCATGAGTTGCCGGGCCAACCAATCAAGATAACGAAGATTGAGTTGCGCGACCCCTGCCATCGCATCGCCCATCACTCGCAGCACGGTATTGCCGATAACCGCAGCGCCTTGCAACGATGTCGTGAGATCATCACGAACCATCGCGCGAACCTGATAGAGCGTTGGCGTTGTCCACGGCATTATGGCGTCCATCGGTACGGTGAAAGAACCGGCTCGACCAGGATCGCGGCCCAAAGGTCTTGGAAAATCAGATCGACTTCTGCGACCGGGCCGCGATAGACGATGACATGCACATCGATGCGCTCGATATCAACACGTTGGGCGGTGATGTCGATGGCACTGCACAGCCGCATATCGACAAGCGGCTGCAAAGCATCGCGCGTGTATTGTTCTGCGCGGAAAACGGTATCGCCTTCCCATGCATATTTGTCGGCAACCTTAGCACGTTCGAGCAACCAATTTTTCGTACCGATAGGCCAGCCGCGCCAGATTTGCGCGTCCAGGTCCCCCCACCAGCCGCGGCGATCATCGCTATCGGGATCGGGACGAATCTCGTCGGGACCAGATCGCATGTCGGTCATCAACGCGACCTTCACATAGTTCGCAAGCTCCTGCCGCTGATCAAGCAACCCGTTTCGGAGCAGCAACCAATCAGCGATAGTCTCTCGCAGCGAGGCGCTTGATACGATCCTGACATCGGTCATCGCGTTGCGATCCCCGGAATTACCCTGGATAGAACTCTGAGCGCGCGCGGGCAGAAGGCCGGATGCACAACGCCATTTTCGCGCTCGATCTCCTGCGACCGAGCGTCGATCTGCGTGATGTCATCGGGATAAATGCGATTAGCCAGATAGAGGCTCGGCATCGGTGCACCGGACACATACGTCATATAACGCGGCAACTGTAATTCGCTTGTAGAGAGATGATTGATCACAGCACCGCCGAGAGCATTGAGTGTTTGATAAACCATCACGTCGATTTCGTCGATGCCGAGCACTTTCGCTGCATCGAAGGCATCGCTCATTTTCTGAATCATGGCTTGGACATCATTCTGCGTCCTGAATGCCATCGTCGTGATGATTCGCGATTGGGTCGCAAGCGTCATGACCAATGCGCTGCGGAAAACCGCTTGCGAGAATGGATCGGTCGCTCCCGCTTGGCTCATGAGAAATTGGCGCGTCGCTTCGAGCCCGGCGAAGGTCGCGCCCGCCGGGATGCATGCGGTGAAGATCGCCTGCAAATCGGTACCGAGCGTATTTCCACGGATTTCGGCCGCCGCGTTCGAGCGCATCGTGTTGATCAGAACGCGCACAGTGTCGCGCTCCTTCGTTGGCGACGGCGGGATCGAGGCCAACAGCGTGTTGAGCATCCCCACGAGAATATTGGTGGCCGATTCGATTTGTGTGAGATAGGTCGGCGGCAAATCGAGTGTGACGACCTGCCATTGCAAGCGCGGATAACTGAAAGCAGGACTGCCAAGCCAATAATAAGACGCAGTCGTGAGGACATTGACTTGATGAATACCGGTCGCTGACCACGCAATAGGACCGACGGAGAAGCTGGCGCCTGTAAGGTGATAGATATGTTGGTAATAGGCGGGAGCGAAGACCGGTGAGCCAACAGCCCAGCGATTTGCAAACAGCATATATTTCTGCGCAAACGTGGGCTTGCTGAATGACGGCGAACCAAGCGCGTAGGCGTTGACGTGAAGATTGACCCGCTGCGCAAGCGCTGGCGGCGACCATGCCAGCGCGCCGAGCGAGTATGCATTGGCGTGCAGCGCAGAAACGGATGTGAAAACGTGGAGTGTCGGTGTCGCGAATGCAGGCGAGCCAAGCGAATAGGCGGCCGAAGTAAAATGATAATTGAAATGAAGAGGTCCTGGTGTGGCGAACGCAGGCGACCCAAGCGAATAGCTGCCAGCCACCAGCATAACGCCAGCCTGGAAGGCGGTCGCCTGAAATGCATTGGCGTAGCTTTGAAATGCCGGATTGCCGGACATGTCACGTCATCGGGACGATCCGGCCCGGCTCACCCAGGCGAGCAGCGAGGAGCTTGAGAGCATTGGCCACGACGATCCTGAGATTTGGGTCGTTGAGACCCTTGATCCAGGCGTCAATCTCCACTGGCGTCATGGTCCGCAGTTTCGCTTCCAGATCGAGCGTCCCGCTATCGGCCGCGTTGGCCTCGCGCTGCGCCTTCGCCGCATTTTGCTGATCTAACCAAGCTGTCGGCACATGCGCGGCGAGCACCGCGTCGAGCTTGGCGTTGTCGGCGGCAGACAAATTTTCGCGGCCATCGATTACGCCTGTATCGTAATGGATGGTGATCGGCGGATCGACGATGCCAGCCGCGTACATCTCATCCATGAAGTGCAGGCCGAGCTTGTCCGTCGAAGATGGTCGCCACGGCATCGCTCACCCCATCAGTTCTATTGCTTGCGCCCAAGCGAAATCATAAGGAAGATAGAAACCACCCGCGCCGCCTGCTGTGTCTACGGCATATCGAACACCATAGATCAACGGATATCCAGTTGTTGCATGAGCGTAATCCAAGACCGTGGCAGCAAACGCTCCATTCAGCACTGCGCTGTTTATGGAGTAGGCAAGATAATATGATCCCGTAAGGTCTGTGATGGGTGTACCCGCTTGTGGGGTTCGCGATATTCTAGCAATTCCAGAGAATCCAGTTGCGTTAGTGCACTGACAAGAGCTATCTGTGATGACGCTGTATTGAATTGGATCGCAAGGACTTTTTGGCGTGACGTTCATTTGAAGTTGGGACCAACCAAATGCCGTCGCAATAGTAGCCGCGCCGGTAGAAGCCAAATTCTGAGAAACAGTTTGAACGACATCACCTGGAATCGGTGAGCTTGGCGACGAGAGCACGATGCGCGTCGGCGACGCCGCCCAGGTCCCCGCCGTCGTCAAGCCGCCCTCATAATCAGCAAAGCCGATTATGCGTGCCGGTTGGCTCGTGAAGGCTGCGCTCGCGTAGCTAGTCTGCGCCACGCCCGGACTAACGATGGCGGCTGCTGTCTCCAAGCCCCTTGAATCAAACCCAGCGACCGAAGCTTGCGCCGTAGGAGTAGCGCCAACGGCAGGCACTATGGTGGCGGTGTAGTAGCTACAATTGCGCACGACGAGTTGCGGCGTGCCAGCATTGTTGGCAATCGCAAACCAGAGCCGGAACGACCATGCGCTGATCGTGCCGAGCGTACAGCCCGAGGGTATCGTGAGCGACAGCGCCGCCGTGATCCATTGCACTGTTCCATTTTGATAATAGACGCCGACGGGATCAGTCGCCGAAGGAGTCGCACCGGCTAGTGTCTGGACCGTAAACGTCGCCGCGTTGGACGCGTGGCTCTCAACTAGCTTGCCGTTGATCAGATTAAGCTGCGGCGCGCCGATGTTGCGCAGCGCAACGCCCTGCTGCGGCGTTGTGAGCGCTTGCGTCTGGTCGTAGCGGAGAATGCCTGTGGCAACCGGATTGGGGATCAAAATGCCCCAATACGCCGCGGTGCCGATGGAGAAGAGTTCGAGCGTGTCGTTCTGATTGAGCGTGGCTGTGGGATTGCCGTTGATGGTCGCGCCGCCCGTGCCGGTGATCGTGACCACGCCAGCCGCGACATTGCGCAGCGTCGTCTTCCAACCAGATGGCATGTTGCCGCCGGTCGGTGCAGCCAATGAAGCCGCAACTGCACTGGCGCTGTTGTACGTGACTAGCGACAAATGATCGCTGTTCACGATTGTATCCGTCGTTATCGTGACGGTACGATAGCCGAGCCATAAGTTATGGTCCGCGTTCCAATTGCTTGGGCGGACGAGTGTTGCGTCAGTGCCATCGGCAATTGCCGAGACGAATGCATGCGTAAGGCTTTTAGGCATTACTTATCTCATACCTATATTAGGTAGTTTGAATCGCGTGTTAAGACCCAGGTATACCAAAGTCAAAAGCTGGCAAACTAAAGACATTCCCAGCAGATACCGCCTGCGAAGCGGCTAAATCATTATCTACTAATAGCCGACTATTAACGGAATCGACAATAGCCCATCGCGAAGCCGTGCCTGTGCCGGTAACAGTGCCAGAGGTAACAGCAACGGTTGTGACCTTCCTGCCATTAGGGCTTCTTGCAAAAGGCCCGGTTAGCGTATTACCGGCCCCAAAATTGTTATTACCTAATGCGTAATTCACCGTCGCATCTGCATATGAAAGCGGCTGTTGGGAGCATATATACAAATGAGTAGCCGTGTTCTTTAGCCCGACGAGTCCATTGTCGAGCACCCAATCTTGACATGCGCCGGGCATAGCAAAGCCTCCTTATTCGCGAACATGCCGTTCGCGGAGTTGTGATTGCGGAGAGTGGAATTGCGATTACAGCGAGGGCGTGCCGGTCGAGTTGAGTTGTTGCATCTCTTTATTGAGGATGTCAGCGACCGCCGCCATGGAGTTATTCGCTGTCCCTGTGATCAAGCTCGCGGTGTCGATAGCAACGAAGCTGTAGTTCGATTGCCCGGCCTCGACGAATACCATCTCGAATTGAGCATAGCCGCCGCGCTCGCGCGTCTCGGTGACCGCATAGCGTTCGCACATGAAGAGCGAAGGGCCGATGCGATTGTTGTATGGATCAACGAGAGTACCGGGACCGGAGCTTTCGAGCGCGGCAATCAAACGGTCGCGCGCCATGTCGTAATTCCAATCCATGTTACCGATGTTCTGTGGCGCATTCGGCCCCGGCGCCCAACGCTGGATGACATAGCCGACGATCTGATAGCGAACAGCCGCCCGACCCATGTCTTCGGCCCAGGGAGTGTCCAATTTCGGGAATTCATGCAAAACAGTGCGACGGCCCGAATTGCGGCCCTGATGCTCAACATGGAACGCGGCATTCTTGAAACTGCCCTGCCGCATCCGCAGCCGCCAAAGCACCGGGCTAACGTCTCGCAGCGATCCGCTAAACTGACCGGATCGAGTTATTGAAGCAAAACGGTTTGGAGGCGTAGGTCCGGTACTTCCAAGAGCAGGTTCACTTAGAACAACCGGGCCGCCGCCACCGAATGGCGGATTTGGGGTTATCGGCATCGCTATCCGTCCCGTCTCACAAAGTCGCGTGCGGTGATCACACCGCCGACCGTGAGATTGCCATCGATGTGCAAATTACCCTTCACGTTGACATTGCCGTCGTCATCGACAGTGATCGCTTCGAGGACGCGTCGCCGTCGAGCGCGCGCTTCAAGTTGCTGCGCGAGGTCTGGTGGGTCCGCCGTCGGGATCGCCACGTCGTCCGCGCTCGGGTCGGGTTGGCCCGTCAACCAGACATCATCGCTCGGCTTGTAGCCCTCCTTGCCGACGTAGAGGTTGCCAAGAATATGGACATCGCCAGTGAAGATTTTCTTCTGCGTATCGCTCTTGATCTTCGGAGCTTTCAAATTGATTTGCTGATCGGCGTCATGGGTGATCTGTTTATCTGCTTTCCACCACCACGACGTTGTATCGTTGTCCCAATAACCTCGAAGCTCGCCGTCCTGGCGCTGCTTGCCACCGCCGCTGCTCGTCGAGCTACCGCCCCCGGACGTGTCCGTGAGCGTCGCCGCGCCGCCGGAACCGGATTGCTGCGGCGACTTTTTGTAGAACTGAATTTGTTGCTTGGTCAGGCGGACTTCGGTGTTCACCGAATCGCCTTCATGCAAATATTGCTCCCCGCCCATCGGTTGGCTCATTGACGATTGACTGCCACCGGCACCACCGGCGCCGCCGAGACCGCCAGCACCGCCGCCACCGCTCTGCCCTGCCTGCTGTTGTTTCTTGCGCGTCTGCGGTTTCTTCTCCACGTGGCTAACCGAGATGAAGCGCTTTTGCTGTTGTTGCCCACTGCTCGAACTACCGGTATCGAGCGCTTGCGCGCCGCTGCCGCCGCCTCCGCTCTGCTGTTGGTCGTCGGCGGTGACCGCGTATAGGCCGTCGTTCTTGTCGCCGCGCACGCGATGGTAGACAATTTGGACGCATGCCTTCTCGTGGGGCGCGTACAAACCGCCCTCGCCTTCCTTCATCTGATAAGGCCGCACGCGCCGGTCGTTGATAAAACCGACCGGATGCTCGGCATGGCCGTTGACGTAAAGAATCATCGCCTCTGCGGCGTCGCCCTTCGGCTGATTCTTGTTGAAATCCTGATCGCTGCCTTGGCCGCCCTGCTGGCCACCTTGGCCACCTGCGCCTTGGCCTTGCTGCCCCTGCTGTTGTTGCTGATCGTCCTTCTGCTTCTGCGGTACGCTGGTCACGCCGAGCGGATGCCACATCTCGAAGTCCGTGTGCGTGCGCGAGAAGCCGGTATCTGCCGACTTAATTTGCTGACAGAGATGATCATCGTCGATCTCGCGGCAGGTCGCACGACCAACCGTCGAGTTCATGCCGCGACGCGCGGTATAGTCATTCGTCTGTCGCATAATTGTCTCGCGCTACTGCGCCGTTGGAGCACTGCCACCACCGCCGCCGCCGCCGACGCTGCCGCTCGGCTGCGCCATTGTCTCGGCGTTACCGTTTGCGATGGCGAGATTGTAGATGGTCTCACGGCCGATCAGGATGTTGACGCCCTGGATCAGCGAGGCGCCGCCGCCTCTTCCGACCACGCCCGTCAACGAAAGCGTGCCATCCGGCGTCTCGCCACGCATGACGCCGAATTGGTTTGCATACTTGTCGATCATTTGACTAACCACCTCGCCCGGCATCGATGCCGAGCGCGGAATTTGGGTATTTGGTATCTGTCCAAGTTCTGTGGAATTCAACCCGTAAGGTTTGATCAACGAACCAACGAGAGTTGTAAGCGTGCTGTTTCTCCATTCGCCGGTCTGCGAAATCACGCTGCCATAATCGAGCACGCTGGTCATGCCAACGGCCGTGATCTCGACCGCGTGTTGACGCGCGTCGTAATAGACCTGCCGCGTCGAGACCATGCCGGTGAGAACCAAATAGCCATCAAGATAAATCGTGCACTTGTCGCCCGGTCGAATGCGCAGCGCGGCAAAGCTCGCGCCTATTCCCTCTTCCTCCGCGGTCGTGAAGCGCGCGATCCGCGGCGGATGGCCCATCAGTTCGATCCGCACGTAGACCGATTGCCATGACCAATAGAGTTCGCCGTTGATGTCGATGACGGCGCGTTGCGGATATGGCTGTCCGGTGCGTTGCGCCGGTGCTGCAATCAGGCCGCCCGGCCCGATCCCCGGCGCATTCACTCCCGAAAGCGCCTCGGGCGGTGCATTCTGCACGGCTTGTTGAATGCTCGTCGTGGTGAAATCGGGGAGGCCGCCGGTCCCGCCAGCTATCGAGCCCGATGGCTGCGCATAGTTGCCTAGATTGCTCGCATTGTCGTTGACGAGTTCGAGCGTGCTGCGCGTGCCTGTCTCATTGTCCTGACTGAATGTGACCGCCTTGAGAGTGAGCGGCCGGTGCATGATCAACCAATCGGATTCGACCTCGACGATCTCGCCGGGCTCCCATAAACCGCCGCCGGGTTTTGGCTCTGGACTCCCGCCGGGCTTTTGCCAACCAGTGACGGTGATGGTGACGAAAATCTGGTTGCCGTCGTCGACGTTGTTTTCGAACCGCCCGCGATTTTTGAGAAAGTCGTTCGCCCATGCGGGCATTTCGGACGGAAGCTGTGCAGGCTTGAATTGAGCGGCAAACTGCGCATTGGAATCAAGCTGCTGATACCGCTGATGCGTCGGATCGGCGCCCCACTGGTCATCGTTGCCGGGAGCTTGACCGCTCGATGTATAAGCTTGCGGGCCGCCACTACCACCGTTGCCGTTAGGCATCTATTCTTCCCATTGTTGGTTATCGGACCTCGCCATCTGCGGCACCTGCCTAGTCTTCACGTCCTTGAACACATCGCCGCCATCGGTCTTCACGCGCGTGCCCTTCGGTGCGCTCACATTGACATCGAGGCGAGCCCCGCGTTCGCGCTCTGCGCGACGCCGCGCGGCAAGTCCATGCGCCCATTCGGGGCCGGATGCTAAATGTCCTTCTTCCTCGGCACGGCGTAGCGATGCTTGGCCTTCCCGCCTGCGCCT